TGTAGCTTCTTTGAATGTTATATGTTTACTGATTCTCTCCATTATCTTTATTTTTAAGTATCATAGCAGTAGTTAAAATCAAAAATACTGCAACTAGTTCAATCATTATCTTAAAGTCTTTTGAGCGTGGTATAAAGCTTGTGTGCCTAAAACACCTGACAACGCATGTAAACCTACTTTAATTAATGGTCTATTGTCAACTATTCCACTCTCTGCAATTGTTAAACTCGCCACCGATAAAGCAGTTACAATTTTACCAGCAATCTTATGTTTTCTAGGTGTTTTTGCTTTAATATTGTCAATTAATTTCATAGTTATAGATTTATATTATTTTTTTTTAATTCTTTAAGTAGGTCAACAAAAGCAGTAGCGTTATTATTAATAGTTCTTTCAGCGTGTCGAACTGCACTTTTCAACTCCTCAATGTTTTGATTCTGTTGAGTAAATTTTAAATCGATTATCTTTTCTAGGTTATCAAATTTAGTGTCGTGGGCTTGTTCTAATGCACTTACTTTGCTTTTTAATACCGTAACAGTATCATGAAACTTTGAACTCTTAGAATCTACATTTATTTCAAGGTCTTTTAATTGCTTAATAAGGTCCTTAACAAAGTAGCCTATTACTGCCACAACTAAACCGATAAATAGTTTTATGTAATCTTCTGCATTCATTAGATAATTGTATTTTCAATTAATTGTATAAAATTATCAAAATCTATTTTTTGTTGTTCAGTCATTTCTGAATAAATAAATTCTTGAAATTCAGCAGTTGCTTCTAAAACATTTAATTCAAAAAATTTAATAACTCTTTTAATAGGCTGTGTTAAGTTAAATGTTAACATTTTACAACCATCTAAATACGTTAAATCTAAACCATTTAATGTATCTAAATTTAAAGAATTTATTAATTTAAAATTTTCATCATAAATTAATATATCTTTTCCTATAACATCAATTTTTTCCATCATTATATTAATATATTACCGTAAGTATCTTGAGTATTTGACATTGTTTGTGTAATGTTTGCATTTACTGGAGTAGTTGCTATTACATAAGTATTTTGAGCGTATTTAGTTGAAATTACTGATGCACTATATATACAATTAGCAGCAGTAGCTCCAGCTGCTAAATAACCATTAATAACCGTATTTCCAAATGAACCAATCTGTAAAGCATGACCGGCTGCGTTATTATAATATGAAATCGCTTTAGGAGTTACAACACCAAGATTATTTGGTGCGAAATTACAAAACATTCCTACATTTCCATAAGATACACCAGTGCAATTAATACATCCAGATTGACTATCATTACCATTTTCAATTTTTACCCCTATGTTTGACATCGATACACCAGTGCAATCAATAGCCCTAGAACCATAAGAATAAAAACCAACATTTGAAGAACTATAACCAGAACATTTTTCTAAAATATTTCCGCTACCTTGACCAGAAAAGCCTATACCTGATGTTGAAACACCTACACAGTTAATAGCAGCACCACCTGACCTAAAACCAATAGTTCCAACTGATTTGCCACTACAATTAGTTGCAATTGCAGTTGCACCATCATTAAAAAAACCACCCCCGAAATTTCCAGTTACTGTTCCACTACAATTAGTTGAAACACCACTATTATAAAATGAGTATTGGACTAAATTAAAACCTAAACCATGACAATTTACAGAGGTTCCACTTGAATAGATTGAATAATGGGAACCTGCAGAATTAGTTTCTCCATATACATTTTTCAATATACCATTAGAATAAACCCCATGATAATTTGTTATTGTTACACCATTGAAACCATTTAATTCAGCAGCTGCATTGGTTATTAATATTGAAACACCACAAGAACTAGAACACAATGCATTACCAGTTATTTTAGACGCACCACTTAATAAAATAGCTGCCGTATTTGATATTGATGCAGTTCCTCCAGTTCTTTTAAAGATAATATTTGAAACATCACAATCACAAGCAACTGCATTATCAGTAACAGTTGATGATGTACTTGCTTGTGTTAAAGTATATGTATGTCCATTTCCTTGAATATTAACACCATTTTTTAATATTAATGAAGCATCAGCAGTTTCTACTATATCTGCAAATAGTTCTATTGTTTGTCCACTTGTTGCAGCAACTCTCGCTAATGCGTAAGTTGTATAATATGTATAAATTCCACTTGAATTAGATATACCCCAAATACCCGTATCATCTAATTTAGACAATTTTGAATCGTTTAAATTTGATAAAACAGTATTTAATTTTGTAGCTGTTATATCTTTTGTCGTGTTTTCATAGATATTTGAATCTATATTACTTTTTAAATCTGTTTTATTTAAAATACTCATGCGAAACTGGAATTAAAACTTAAATTAAAACTACCGTTAAACGTGTATGTCGGTACTGTTATTCTCGAGCTATACATATAACCGAATCCGTACATTATCCGATGACTAAAGCAACTGAACCACTTGTTAACGTTACACCGCTAAACAATACACCTAAACCCGTGATAAACGCACCTGCTTTTACTGCAGTTGCAGGAGTTGAAATATAACTAGCTTTCACATCTGTACCAGCTACACGAATAGCAGCAAATACCGTATCCTCTAATACTAAAATTCCTGCAATTGTTTTTGTAACTGCCGTTGTATCGTTGCAAATGTAAACCCCTTTACTTGCCACTAATTTGTCTATGTTTGGTAAACTCATTTTATTTTATATTTTATTGGTAAACTCTAATTTCTAAACTTGCATCTGATAAAATAGTGTCAGTTGCAGCACCTAATGCGTTTAATGTTGTGATGTTAAACTCGTTTGCTGATAATCGACCACAATAAACGGTATAATCGTCACCTATATAGTTAAGCGTTAAAAACCCAACTGTTTTAGCCGAAGTAAACGCACCTGTTAACGTTCCTTTGTAGCTTCCCGCTGAAGTTCTAGTCCAAACGATTGAGCCAATTGTATTCTCCAAAACCGTTGCAGTTGGTGCAGCCGTTGCAATTTGTGCCATTAAAGCAGTATAGACTTTATAAGGTTTTAAATATTCAGAATTAACCTTTCTGCTATCGTATGTCGCACCGTTGTAAACTGAAACCTCTAGGAAATCAGTCGCCTTAATTGGAACGCTACTTGTTGTTAATTCACTTATTCTTTGATTGCTCATTTTGTTCTAACTTCTTTAATAATAACGTTAACTTTTTTAGGTTGTTATTTTTAGCTTCTTTTTTCATATTAACCAACTTGTAAAATTTGTGTCATGGTCTGGAAAAGTGTCATCGTTTGAATTACTATTGTATTCAGGGAACGAAGTTTGATTAAAACTCATGTATCTAACAAACCTTTCTGTATAATGTTGAGCCAAACTAGTTTCTTTATCAATTAAAAAGTCTATTTCGTTTTTTTCGACATTACTAGCGTTTTCCGAACTATGTTTAAAAATACCTTTTCCGTTAATTGTGTAACTCGCAAACGGTAACCACTCGACCATTGCCCAATGAATGAGCATCGGCTTAACATAAGTAGTTAATAACGTCAAATAGTTTCCACTTAAAGTGTTCGCTACAATATCAGCTTTTAACTTGTTGAATAAATCAGTACCTAAATAATTGGCAATGTGAATTTCTTGTGCGATTTTCACATACTGAATGAAAGTGTCTGTATCTATATTCCCGTTTAAGCTAGTGTGCTTAACTAAATCTGTTCTATTTATAAGTAATGCTTCTGCCATTAGTTAAAGCGTTTATTTGTTGGTAAAAATCCATTATAAGGCATATCCTTTGGTTGTTGATATACTCTATTATCATTCGTTGGTAATATCTCTCCTTGTTTTCTCGCTTCACTTGGAGTGAATTTTTTAGCTAATGGAGAGTTAACATCTGATTTTCTTAAATATGTTTCTCTGGTCCAATAATGGTGGCAATCTCCTCCTCCTTTATATAACCAAATAGAGTAATTGTCTGCTCCCTCAGCACCCCAACCTTTATTTACTTCTTGTGATTCCATTCTAATTATATCTTCTTTACGATATACTTTGTTAGAACTTAACATTGCTTTGCAAAATGCTCTTGAATTTTCGCCAACATTACCCGAATATCTATATCTTGACTTGAATATTTCGCCATCTTGACTAGACGAAGCGTTTGGATTAGCTACGCCCGTTTTAACTAGGTTAATTATTTGTTTTAATTTAGTAGGTTGTTGGTTATTTAACTCTTTAATTTTAGCATCTAACTCCTCCTCATTATCGTAGTCAACTTTATGCGAGTCAATTAATACCCATTCATCTTCGTTTAACTCCTCTCCAAACTCTGATAAGTCTAATTCCTGACTACTTAACGTTGTATCTTGAACTATTGCTT